GGACGGCACCAGAAGAAAGCCTGTCATATGATGATAGTAGAACCTACATTTGAAATGATTCGTGATGTCCTGATACCCACGATGGACAGTTTTTTTGATGAATTCGGCATAAAACATACTCTCCAGAAATCTTACAATTATTACACTATCCGATACAGAAACCTTGATTTTACGGTTTTGATGAGGAGTTTTTCCAAGCCTTCTTCACTTACGGGAAAGAACTTAACCGATGTTATTATAGACGAGTTCGACAAAGAAAACAATCAGCAGAACCAAGAGTTCATCTGGAACGAATGTATTACCCGAGTTCGTGAAGCGGAATATGGCACTGTGACTATCACTACTACTCCTGAAGGTCATAGATACACCTACACGCTGTATAAAGAGAAAAATAGAGACAATCCTAATTTCAAAATTATAAAAGCAAAGACTACTGATAATAAATTTTTACCAGCAGACTATATACAAAACCTCTATGAACAATATGATAGCTTAATGGTTCAACGGTATATAAACGGCGAATTTGTTTCAATCAACGGACTACAGGCTTATTATGCTTTTCAGCCACGACACATATCAGAAAAGGCTGTAGATGACCCGAAGAAGCCTATTTGGATAGGCATAGACTTCAATGTCAATCCTATGACTGCTGTCCTTATGCAACCGCAAGAGGATGGTTCAGTTTCTATATTTGATGAATTTTTTATCCCTAATTCAAATACCTATAAACTTACTGAGGCTATTTTACATTTTTATTCTGGAAGAACTATTAATGCTTGTCCTGATATGACGGGCACGGCACGAAAGACTTCTGCTGATTATTCGGATATACAGATTCTACAGAAGGCGGGTTTCAATATTTATGGTCAAGGCGTGCTTCCTGAGAGAACAAGGCTAAATATTGTGAACAACCTGTTTGACAAAGGATTGGTCTATATCAATCCGAAGTGCAAAAATCTTATCAGGGGGCTTGAAACCGTTCAGGTAAACGACTATGGGCAGATAGATAAATCAGAATCAGGGCGCAAGTGGACTGATATAACTGATGCTATGTCCTATGGATTGATACGATGCACGCACAAGACCCCTAAATGGACAGGATATTAAGGAGTATAAAATGACAATAGAAGAAACTATCAAATATAATAAGCGCAAAGCTAAATGGAAAGAGGAACTCAATAGACGAGAAGAAGCACGGATGGCGATAGACTTCTATTTCAATCGTCAATACGAGACACTGGAAAAAGATATTAATAATCGCTATCCGAAAGAGGATGAAGATATACAGCGTTATAAGTTCACCGTGCCATTGACCAGAAACTTGATTAACCAGCTCGCTATCACATTCAAAGAATCACCCGTCATAAAAATGAACGAAGTATCCGAAGCAATGCAAGAAGCATTTCTTCAGTTCCTTGATGATATTGATTTATACAAACTCCTGAAGCAGATTGATATTTTCACGGAACTAACTGGAAAGATAGGCATAGTGCCACGCTGGGACGGTGAAAGAGTATGTCTGGATATATTGACCCCAGATAAATGCTATGTCATAGAAAATCCTGAAGTTCCTACTGAAGCGATAGAAGTAGGCTATCCTATCGGTATTACGAACGATTGGCGGATGGCTGAACCTATGAATGTATATGCCATATGGACTGCAGATTCATACAGAGAATCGGAAGTGAATCGTGATGGATTGGAAGTGAAAGTGCTGAAAAGAGATAGGAATCCCTATGGCAAGATACCGATTGCGTGGTATGAGATAGTGATGCCTCTGGATTCTTTCTGGACTGATGAAGGAAACCCGATAGTGGAATTAAACAGAAGAATTAATCTTCAGATGACGAATCTGGATATTGCTATGGATTATCAATCTTTTTCTACACTGGTAACTACAGGTATGTCCGATACCACTGTAATTCCTATCGGCGTGACCAGAAGAATCAATATCCCCACGAATCCTATTTCAGGCGAATCTATGGGCTCAGCAAGCTATATCACTCCTGATGCGAAACTGCTGGAAGTCTGGAAAATAATTCAAGAATCAATCATATGGTATGCAGGCATTATGGGAATTTCAGTAGAAAGTATTAGCAGTGCCTCCAGCTTTTCTTCTGGATACCAGCTGAAATTAGCAAAGTCTGGAGTGCTGGAACGGAATAAAAACAAGCAGGATATATATCTGGAGTCAATCCGAGATACTATAAAACTCGCTCTGCAATGCGAGAAGATATATGGGAAACAGAATTTCCCTGATGAACCCGACCTCACCATACGATATGGGGAAATTTCTATTGATTACTCACCGATGGAACTCCAGCAATTGATTTCTGCAAAACTTGCGAATGGAACGATAGATATTATCGGCGCTATAATGCTGGATAATCCCGATATGACTGAAGATGAAGCGATTGAATACTATAAGAAAATGAAAGCGAGAAAGACACAAATAGCTCCAGAAGTGCCACCATTAGGATTGGAAAGTGGAACCGAATGAGTTTATTGACCTATCGCTTGCTGAATTTGAAAAACAATTAACGAAAGTTATTAACAACTTTGAAAAGCGATTAGCAATCAGATTTCATAAAAAGCTTCAACTGGATGCGGATGGAAATATCCTCAAGATACCAGAAAATCTGGAATATTCTACAGTGGTATACAATGAACTGATGGACGAACTGGAGAAATCAGGATACTATAATGTTATAAGTGCACTTCAGGCGAAGGATGCAGAACTCGTGAAAATAATTTCTGCTACTTCCTACATACCTCTGGAGTTTTCTCAAACAGGCATAGAAACCATAGAAGCGCTCAGAAAAGCACAAATGATGGCATTCCGAGATATAGGAGAAAAGTCTTGTATGGCTGTAAGAGAAGCGCTGATGAAATCTATTCTCACTGGGCAGAGTATAGAACAAGTGCACCGACAGATACGGAAAGAATTAGAAGACAGGCTTCAAAGATATTCTATCACCTATGCTCTTACCTCCAGACAAGAAGTTATGCAAATGATACACGATGCAGGCTCTCTTACAACTCCGCCAGAAGAACGATTTTGGGTTTATGTGGGCCCGAGAGATGACAAGACCCGTCCAGCTTGTAATGCACTACTGGATATAAAATATTTTACGAATGAAGAAAGAGAATATTACGAAGCAATGTATGCTGGAGAACGAGCATATAACTGCCGACATATATTTATGCAAATTACAAAAGATGATTTTGACAAAAAATTGCCCATTAAAGAATATGATTAAAATTTTACTTGACATAATATCTGTTTTGGATAATTTATATCTATAGAGCCTAATATAAAATAATGAGGTATTAAAAATGGCTATTAAAGAAATCTTGGATAAGATAAGGAAAGCGCTTCCTGAGGATACAGGAGAACAAATCAAGGAATGGCTGGCGGATGCAAGCAATGAAGCGGGGATAATGGCGGATGCTATCTCTGCACGGAACCGAGAGAATGAGCGCTTACGCAAAGCCAAAGAAGAGCTGGAGCAAAAGCTTCAGGAGTATTCTTCCAGTGCGGATGTGCTGAAGAAGAAAGATGAAGAACTGCAACAGCTGAAAAATAAGCTTGCCGAAAAGGAACAGAAAGAATACGAAACACTTAAGGGTCAATGGGAAAAGATGGCAAATATTTTCAACATTCCTGAAACAGATAAAAGATATACTCAAGTTCAGAAAGTAAAAGATTATTTCAAATTCCCTAAAGAAAATGAAACTTTAACCATTGACGATATTAGGGATAACTTAAACAAGTTTCAACTCCTTCAGGATACAGGCATATTTTCCGAACCCGAAAGAGTAAACGAAGCTTCAGGAAAACCTCCTATTCCCACGACCTCCACTGAACCTGAACCAGAAACAGCGGGGCAAGCAATCCTGCAAAAATTGAAGGCTCAGCAAAAACAACCCAAATAAGGAGTAAAGAAAATGGGTGAAAGAGCAAGATTTCAAGAACTCGGGGTGCAATGGGGAGTGCCAGACGCACCGACCCTGCTCACGAGTCTCATAAAACATAGTGGAATACTGCAAACTGCAGTAGCAAAACCAAGTAATTTCGGTAATCAACACAAATATAAGTTTCATAATGCATTGCCACTTGGAACTTTCCGTGAATTCGGTTCTGGAATAGTTCCTCAGATAGTAGCCAACTCAATGGCGACCATAGACCTATGGGATATTGTATCTCTCGCTCAAGATGACGCTGAATTCATAGAAAGCTATCCTGGTGGTAAAGATGGATGGATAGAAGCGAACCTGCCTGCCTTCATAGAAGGTCTCGGTCAGACATTAGCTTCCCAGATAATCTATGGAACTATTGATACTTCTACACTTACGGGCGGTGGAAAGAATTCTAAAGTAGGCTTTCAAGGATTGTTTCAATATGCGAAAGCGATGAACCAAATTCATAAAGCAGTTCAAAGTCCTTCGGGAAATACAACTTCTATCTATGCAGTTAGATGGGACGAAACCGACGGCGTCCAGCTCAGATTAGGTGGCTCCAGCAGAACAGGAACCGATTTGATTCAGATAAAAGATATAACTCCAGTAAATCCTGCATTAGTAGTTCAAAACACAACCACAAATGCACAATTGCCTGTATATAGC